ATATCCAAACTGTGTCAAGAAGACTAAGAAAGAAGAACTAGAACATTTCTTCTCTGAGAAGAAAGGGTGTGCTCATAGTCACAAAGGTGAAGAGTGTCCTATCCATGGAAAGAAAGAATGTCCTGGTGAGGAGATTGAAGAATCAGTAAGAGTACCTGCCAAAACTGGTAATCTTTACCTTGTATCATTTACTTGGAAAGGTAAGTATATGATGATGAAGATTTTCTTCCCAGAGGTTAAGAGACCTACCAGAACAGAAGTTCAGGATGCACTTGAAAAAGTCTATCCTGGATGCAAAGTTTCCAGATTTGACATGACACCATATGAACCTGGTGAACCCATGTTGACCATGGGTGAGGAAGTAGAAGACTTGGAAGAGATTGCACCTATTATTGCTGGTGCTGCTAAGGTTGCAGCAGTTGCTGCTAAGGGTATTGCTACTGGTGCTAAGGTTGCTGCCAAAGCAGCAGCACCAGTAGCTAAGAAAGCAGCATCAACTGCTGGCAGAGCTGCTTATGGTGGTATTGAAGCAACAGCAGCAGGTGCAGCAAGAGGTAGACAAGAGAGAAAGTCTCAGATGGAAGGTGCTGCTTGGACAAAAAAGTCTGGTAAGAATAAATCTGGAGGATTGAATGAAAAAGGAAGAAAAAGTTATGAAGCAGAAAATCCAGGAAGCGATCTTAAGAGACCTTCAAAGAAAGTTGGGAACCCTCGTAGAAAGAGCTTTTGTGCGAGAATGAAAGGTATGAAGAGTAAATTGACTTCTGCCAAAACTGCAAGAGATCCAGATAGCAGAATCAATAAGTCCCTTAGAGCTTGGAATTGCTGATTAATTTATGAGTGAAAACATTTATCTTGGTAATCCTAATCTAAAAAAAGCAAATACTCAAATTGAGTTTACTCAAGAGAATATTAAAGAGTATTTGAAGTGTAAGGATAACCCTGTCTACTTTGCACAAAACTATGTTAAAATTGTAACTCTTGACCATGGTCTACAACCTTTCAAGACCTATGACTTTCAAGAAAAACTTATTAACAACTTTTACAGGAATAGATTTAACATCTGCAAAATGCCAAGACAGACTGGCAAAAGCACGACTGTTATTTCTTTTCTGCTTCACCATGTCGTCTTTAATGACAGTGTTAATATTGGCATCCTCGCTAACAAAGCGTCAACTGCTAGGGAACTTCTGAGTAGGTTACAAGTTGCGTACGAAAATTTACCTAAGTGGATGCAGCAGGGTATCCTATCATGGAACAAAGGTTCTTTGGAGTTAGAAAATGGGAGTAAGATACTGGCAGCTTCTACATCTGCAAGTGCTGTCAGAGGCATGTCGTTCAATATCCTGTTCTTGGACGAATTCGCGTTCGTTCCAAATCACATCGCTGATGCCTTCTTTGCATCTGTTTATCCTACTATTACTTCTGGTAAAAGCACAAAAGTCATAATTGTTTCTACCCCCCATGGTATGAACCACTTTTATAGAATGTGGCATGATGCTGAGAAGGGTGTTAGTGACTACATTCCCACTGATGTTCACTGGTCAGAAGTGCCAGGTAGAGATGAGAAGTGGAAGAAACAGACTATCAAGAACACTTCTGAACAGCAGTTCAAGATTGAGTTTGAGTGTGAGTTTCTAGGTTCTGTTGATACATTGATTGCTCCTAGCAAACTCAAAACACTCATCTATGACAATCCAAGGAAAAGTAATGCTGGATTGGATGTATATGAAGAACCTAAGAAGAGACATGATTATGTGATGACTGTTGATGTAGCAAGGGGTGTTGGTAATGACTACTCTGCTTTTATTGTCACAGACATCACTAGTTTTCCACACAGAGTTGTGTGTAAGTATAGAAATAATATGATTAAACCTATGCTTTTCCCAAATGTTATTTGGGAGGTAGCAAGAAAATACAATGAAGCTTTTGTATTATGTGAAGTAAATGATATTGGTGACCAAGTTGCTTCCATCTTACAATATGACTTGGAGTATCAGAACCTGTTGATGTGCTCTATGAGAGGAAGAGCAGGACAGATTGTTGGACAAGGTTTCTCTGGTTCTAAAACACAACTTGGATTGAAAATGTCCAAGACAGTCAAGAAAGTTGGTTCTCTAAACTTGAAGACTTTGATTGAAGAGGACAAACTGTTCTTCAATGACTATGAGATTATATCAGAGTTGACAACATTCATCTCAAAGCATAACTCATTTGAGGCAGAGGAAGGTTGTAATGATGACCTTGCTATGTGCTTGGTCATCTATGCTTGGTTGGTAGCACAGGATTACTTTAAAGAACTGACTGATCAGGATGTAAGAAAGAGATTATATGAAGAACAGAAGAATCAGATTGAGCAGGATATGGCACCATTTGGTTTTATCAATGATGGTTTAGAGGACAGCACATTTGTTGATAATGATGGTGACAGATGGTACACTGATGAGTATGGCGATATGTCCTATATGTGGGATTACAAATGAAGTACAGTGTAGACATTGATGCAGGCAATGACCTTGTAGAAAGACTTAAAGTGAAAGCACCTTCTATTGGTGGTTTCAATGGTCTGTTTGAAATTCCTTCTGGTTATGAGAAACCTGTATTGGTATCTGGTGCTGATGGTGTGGGAACTAAGATCAATATTTGTAGGATTGCAAGTGATTATACAACCATAGGTATTGACCTGGTTGCTATGTGTGTTAATGATGTGATTTGCAGTGGTGCTAAACCATTGTATTTCCTTGACTATATCTCAACTAAAAAAATTGATACCAATGTAGATGATATTTTATCTGGTATTGTTAAGGGATGTGAGATTGCTGGAATGGAATTGCTTGGTGGTGAAACTGCTGAACATTACAGAGCAACTGAATATGACCTTGCTGGTTTCTGTGCTGGTATTGTAGAAAAGAATTCTATTGTAGATGGTAGTAACATCAGACCTGGTGATATAGTTATTGGTATTGAAAGTAGTGGTCTTCATAGCAATGGTTATTCTTTGATTAATGATATGATATGGGTAAAGGATAAACCACAATACTACCAAGCGATGTATGAAAAGTTAATGCCTGGGTTGTTAACCCCAACAACAATCTATTCACCACTTATCCAGCAACTGTTGGACGAAGTTCCTATTCTTGGTATGGCGCATATTACTGGTGGTGGAATCCTTGAAAATCTTCCTAGGTGTCTTCCAATGGGTCTGACTGTTGATATTAATTATAATGCTTGGGAACGACCAGAGATTTTCAGTAAGATACAAAAAGCAGGTAATGTTGAAGAAGAAGAAATGAGAAGAGTATTCAATCTTGGTATTGGTTTCTGTATAATTGTTCCACCAGACGTAGTGGATGAAACTAAATATTTTATCTCTGAAAAAGGTATGAATTCATGGGTTATAGGAGAGGTGTATGAGTGAGTTTATACATGAAACTGATAATGAAGTAATCCCTGAAGTAGACAAACATGGGTTTACAATCAAACCACCTATCAGTGATACTGCTTGTATTCTTATTTGTTTGAATAATGCACCTTGTGGAACTGATAGGAAACAAGTTGCAAGATTAATTAAACAGTTTGAAGATGGACTTTGATGAACAGTTACATCTAGGACATTTACTTCTTGATGTAAGGAAGTGTAGAGTTTGTGGTGCTGAAAAAAATCTTGTGGATGGTTTTTATAGAACAAGAAAGGATAGAGGACCAGTAGTATCATCATACTCCTATGAGTGTAAGGAGTGTTGTAAGAAAAGAGTGGTGAAAAAAAGAGATAAGTATATAAATGATTTATATCCAGATTGGTAGTTCACTTCCTGTTTCCCCACTGAAACACTTGAAAACAATAAATATTTTTAGTCAATCTGAAGAACAAAAGGAGCGTATTTAAATGGCAACTCCTCAATTATCTCCAGGTGTATTGGTCAGGGAAGTTGACCTTACAGTTGGTAGAGCAGATAATATTCTTGATAACATTGGTGCTATTGCCGCACCTTTCAAGAGTGGTCCAATTGAAGAACCAGTTTTAATCACAAGTCAGAGTCAGTTACTCAATATCTTTGGTGAACCCCAAGATGCTGATAGACATTACGAAGATTGGATGGTTGCATCTGAATATCTCTCCTATGGTGGTGCGATTCAGGTAGTTAGAATTGATGGAAGCAACCTTGGAAATGCTAATGCTGGTGTAGCTGCTGCATCTGTAAGTGTCAAAATTAAGAATTTTGATGATTATGAAGAGAATTATGAAACTGCTACTAATTACTTCTATGCATCAAGAGAAGCAGGTGAAATCAATAATGATTTAAAAGTATGTGTCATTGACGATGCTGCTGACCAAACAGTTGGTATTGCTACCACAAACCTGGGTGCTATTGGTGCTAAGGTTGGTTATGCTGTTACAACAGCACTTTCAGATATTAATATCCCTGGTGCTGGCACAACATCAACATTCAATGGTTATCTGAAAGGTATCATCACTGGTGTTTCTACTGATGCTACTGTTAATGTAAAGAGCACCATTGATGTTAAGATTGTATCCAGAGTATCAATGGCAACCACTGACAGTGGTACAGAGTATCCAATTACTTATCAAATTTCAAATCCTGGTAGGTCAATTGAAGTTAGTGATAATCTTGAATTCCGCAACAATGGTGGTGCTAGTCAGGGTATTGGAACTTGTGTAACTCAGCAAGATTGGTACAATAACCAAAATCTTAGCATCACAAATGGCACTATTGCTTGGAGTTCACTTGCTCCTAAGCCTGTTGATAATCAATATTCAACATCAAGAAATGGCAAGAATGATGCAATGCACCTTGTTATCATTGATGACCTGGGCACAGTAACTGGTATTCAAGGTAATATTCTTGAAACTAACTTCTTTATGTCCAAAGCACTTGATTCAGAAGAAGATGGTGCTGCTCCTCGTAAGAACTACTATAAGAACTTCCTTGCCAACAATTCCCAGTATATCTTTGCTGGTGCTAATGCTGGTGTCAACACAACAACTGCTGGTGCTGCATCTAAACTCCCAGTAGCTGGTGGTTTTAGTGGTGCTTATGGTGCTATCTCTACTGCTGATGGTGGTTGGGGCAAGAAAGCACAAGGAGTTACATTCAATGTACTTGGCAATGAGTCATATGCACTTGGTGGTGGTACTGATTATGCAGCAAATGGTGGAATGGCACCTACTCTTGGTGATGTGTTAACTGGTTATGAGTTATTTGATAATACTGATGATATTGCTCTTGACTTCCTGTTGATGGGTTCTTCAATGAATGATGAACTTTCTACACAAGCAAAAGCAAATCTGTTGCTTTCTATTGCTGATAAGAGAAGAGATTGCCAATGCTGCATCTCTCCACATAGAAGTAATGTTGTTAATGTCACCAACACTACCACTCAAACAAATAATGTTCTGAGTTTCTACTCTCAAATTAATTCATCATCTTTTGCTGTGCTTGACAGTGGTTATAAGTATGTGTTTGATAGATTCAATAATAAGTTTAGATATGTTCCTCTAAATGGTGATATTGCTGGTATCATGGCAAGAAACAATGAAGTATTCCTTCCTTGGTTCTCACCTGCTGGTCAGCAAAGAGGCACTGTAAACAATGTTGTAAAACTTGCTTTCAACCCCAATAAGACACAGAGAGACCAACTTTATAGTGCAAGAATTAACCCAGTCATTAATCAACAGGCTGCTGGTGCAATTCTGTTTGGTGATAAGACTGGACTTAGCTATAAGTCTGCTTTTGATAGAATCAATGTTAGAAGATTGTTCCTGACAGTTGAGCAATCACTTCAAAATGCTGCTAATGATCAACTGTTTGAACTGAATGATTCTGAAACCAGAGCAAGGTTTGTCAACATTGTTGAACCCTTCCTCTCCAACATTCAATCCCAAAGAGGTATTGAAGACTTCAGAATTATCTGTGACGAGTCTAATAACACTCCTGACATCATTGATAACAATGAGTTCAGAGCTGATATCTTCATTCAACCTGCAAGATCAATCAACTTTGTAACCCTTACCTTTGTTGCTACTAAGGGTGGTACATCCATCACTGAAGCAGCTGGTTGATATATTAAAACAGTTACATTCTCAAAGAGGTAAGAACTAATGGCAAACACAGAATCAATTGTCCAAAATGCACAGACTATTCATGATTTTAAAACAAAGTTAGCAGGTGGGGGCGCACGCCCCAATCTATTTGAGTGCTCTATTCCTTCCTTCCCTGGTGGTGTTATTCCTGACATATCCAAAGGCAAGGATAAAGATGATTCCACTGACACAGAATCAACTGGTGTAGATTGGAAAAACCAGGAATTCAAATTCCTGTGTAAGGCTGCTCAGCTGCCTGCATCAACCATTGCAGAAATCCCTGTTCCTTTCAGAGGTAGAGTTCTGAAAGTTGCTGGTGACAGAACCTTTGAACCTTGGACTGTTACCATCATCAATGATGAAAACTTCTATCTTAGAAGTCGTTTTGAGTATTGGATGAATCAAATGGTTGACCTTACTCATGGTACAGGTATCACCAATCCTACTTCCTATATGTGTGATGCTTATGTCACACAATTGGGTAGAGGCACTACTGTCAATGCTAATACGCATACTGATGATGGAACACAAACAAGACTGAGAGGATACAAGTTCAAGAGTATCTTCCCAACTGAGGTATCAGCAATTGACCTCAGCTATGATTCCACAGATACCATTGAAGAATTCACTGTAACCTTCCAGGTTCAGGACTTCAGAATTGGTAAGGTTCCAGGTAATGGCAGTGATGCATCTGGGTTCGTTATTGCTTGATATAAATACTAGGAGCACAGCCTCCTAGTATATAATAATGGCAAGATTATTTGGTTTCTCAATTGAAGATAATGAGAAGCAACCACCAGGGCTAGTAAGTCCAGTCCCACCTAATAACCAGGATGGGTCTGAGAACTATATTAGCTCTGGTTTTTTTGGCTCTTATGTTGACATTGAAGGGATCTACAAGAATGAAAATGATCTGATCAGAAGATACAGATCTATGTCTCTGTATCCTGAATGTGATAGTGCTATTGAAGATATTGTAAATGAAGCAATTGTTTCTGATACAAATGATTCACCAGTTGAGATTGAATTATCAAACCTGAATGCTAGTGATGGCATCAAGAAAAAAATTAGAGAAGAGTTTAGATATATTCTTGACCTCCTTGATTTTGATACCAAGGCACATGAAATTTTCAGAAATTGGTATATTGATGGAAGACTATATTACAACAAAGTCATTGATCAAAAGAAACCAGAAGATGGTATTCAAGAACTAAGATACATTGATGCATCTAAGATGCGTTATGTACGTCAGATTGTGAAGAAGAAGGGTGATGGAACATTCCTTAGACAGGAAAATGCTGCTGATCAGTTCCAATTCCCACCTATTGAAGAGTATTTCATCTATACAGATGGAGCAAAGAAGACTGGATATGGCACCCAATCACAAGCAACAGGTGTAAAACTTACTAGAGATTCTGTTTGTTATTGCACATCAGGACTGGTGGATAGAAACAAGGGATCAACACTCTCTTGGATGCATAAAGCAATCAAACCTCTCAATCAGTTGATGATGATTGAGGATTCTCTTGTAATTTACAGACTTTCAAGAGCACCTGAAAGAAGAATTTTCTACATTGATGTTGGTAATCTACCTAAGGTAAAGGCAGAACAGTACCTTAGAGATGTGATGATGCGTTATAGAAACAAACTTGTCTATGATGCAAATACTGGCGAGATTCGTGATGACAAGAAGTTTATGTCTATGATGGAAGACTTCTGGTTACCTAGAAGAGAAGGTGGTAGAGGAACTGAAATTACTACACTTCCTGGTGGTCAGAACCTTGGAGAGATTACTGACATCAATTACTTCCAACAGAAGTTGTACAGATCTCTGAATGTTCCTGAAACAAGAATTCAGGGAGAAGGTGGTTTCTCACTGGGCAGATCATCTGAAATCCTGAGAGATGAAATCAAGTTCTCCAAGTTTGTTGGAAGAATGAGAAAAAGATTCTCTCACATGTTCCAGGATCTTTTGAAGACACAACTTCTATTGAAGAATGTCTGCACCCCAGAAGATTGGGAGTTGATGTCTGATCATATTCAATATGACTTCCTCTATGATAATCACTTTGCTGAACTCAAAGATGCAGAACTTACTACTGAAAGACTCAATCTTGCAGCACTTGCTGAACCTTATGTTGGTAAGTATTACTCCAATGATTATGTAAGACGTAAGATTCTTAGACAAACAGACATTGAGATTGAAGAGCAAGATGCACTGATTGAAAAAGAAATCAAGGATGGTGTTATCCCTGATCCTAGTCAAATGCCTATGGATCCAATGACTGGACAACCAATGCCTGCTATGCCTGGTGATACAACATCTGGTGATACAACAGATGGATTGATGGGCAAAACTCCCCAAGCACCTGAGGTTGATGAGACCAAGTTTGAAACACCCAAGGGTGGGGAAATATAAATAAATTTATTGTAACTTATACAACATGGACGAATTAATGGATCTTTTGGTGAAAGATGAATCACCCACACAAATTAGTGATGCTATCAAAGACTTGCTTTATGCAAAGACAGCAGAAAAAGTTTCTACTACTAGACCTGCTATTGCAAACTCAGTCTTTGATGATGGAGAAGAAGTGGAAGTAGAGCAAGAAGTGGATGTTGAGCAAACACCAGAAGAAGAACAGGTCTAAATATATATTAACAGGTACATTGTAATTTAAGGAAGATGAGCGCATTAAAACCAGTAGGGACAGGGCAGGTTATTTCAACGACAAATGGCTCTGCTACCGCATCAAGTGCTTTTAAGCAGCAAACTGATACCCTCAGAGTTGTTGCTGAGGGTGTTGGTTGTCATGTTGCTATTGGTGTTAACCCAACTGCCACCACTGGTGACATCTATGTTGGGGTATCTGGTGGTGATGAAAAAATTAGTCTTGGTCCTGTTGCTGCTCAAAGAGTTATAGGAATTACCACTGGTAACCCTACAACAATTATTGATTTCCCTGAGGGCACAGGTTGTCCCTTTGCTGTTGGTGACACAGTTTCACTGACAACAAATGGTCAATCATATTATGATTTTGAACATAAAACAGTTGCTAGTATTGACACAACATCTCATGTTGGTGGTTTCTTTAGCACAAGATGTACTATTACTAATGACTCTTCTGGCATTGTAACAGCATTTGCTGCTCCTTATGCTGAGTTGAGAAGATCATTGAAAGTCTCTGTTATCACAAATGCCAGTACTGGCAAAGCATTCATCCAACAAGTTCAAGTCTCCTGAGGTCACAAATGAAACTAATCAGAGAAGAAATAGAAACTGTTGACTTCATTGTAGAATCTGTTGGTGGTAAGAAGTCAATGTTTATTGAAGGTATCTTCCTCCAAGGAGACCTTCAAAATAGAAATGGTAGAATGTATCCCATGAGCGTCCTGAGAAAGGAAGTTCAAAGATACAATGAAAACCATGTAAAGTCAGGCAGAGCATTAGGGGAACTGGGTCACCCAGATGGTCCTACTGTTAATCTTGATAGAGTATCCCACAAGATTGTATCACTCAGAGAGAGTGGTTCAAACTTCATTGGTAAGGCTAAACTCCTGAGCACACCAATGGGTAAGATTGCACAATCCCTCATTGATGAGGGAGTAAAACTGGGTGTTTCATCCAGAGGTATTGGTTCACTCAAACCTACTAGAGAAGGAGTAAATATTGTAGGTGATGACTTCATGTTGGCAACTGCTGCTGATATTGTTGCTGATCCTTCTGCTCCTGATGCCTTTGTTGAAGGCATTATGGAAGGTAAAGAATGGGTATGGGATGGTGGCATTCTCAGAGAAAAACTTGCTGCTAAAACATACAAAGAGATCAATACTTTGGTTGATCAAAAGCATTTGGATGAGAAGAAGTTGGATATTTTCAACAACTTCTTGAATAACCTTTGATATAAAAGGTTTTAATTTATAAATAAATATAGTTTAAAACAGGCAATCGGAGAGTTTTAAAAATGTCTCGTGGAGATCTACAAGAAATGGAAGTAAAGACAGCACAATCCAAGACTGCGGTTAACTCTGGTGCTAAGGCTGGAGACCCCATGGATTCGTCAAAAGCAGGTACATATGAGGACTTGGGTGGACCTTCACCTGAGAACTACAAACCTGATGATGATTCTGCGAAGTTGAGAGAACCTAAAATTAAGACGGTTGCTGATGTAGTAAACAAAGGTGCCAAAGGCGCTGACCCCATGCCCAAAATGAAGAAAGAAGAAACAGAAACAACTGAGGAAGTTGTAGCAGAAGAGGAAGTTTCTACTGAAGAAGTAGTTGCTGAATCAGAAGAGACAACAGAAGAAGCATATGACATGGATGAAGATGTCAATGCTCTCCTTGGTGGTGAAGAACTTTCTGAGGAGTTTAGAGAGAAAGCAAAGGTTATCTTTGAAGCTGCTCTGAATTCAAAAGTGAAAGAAATCCAGGAATCCCTGGAAACACAATATGCTGCTCAACTTGATGAGGCAAGAGAAGAACTCAAAACCTCACTTCAAGAAAGAGTAGATGCCTATCTCGAGTATGTCTGCGAAGAGTGGATGACTGAGAATGAACTGGCAGTAGAGCATGGTATTAAGTCTGAAATGACAGAGAGTTTCCTCTCAGGCATGAAGACACTTTTTGAAGAACATTATGTGACAATCCCTGAAGATAAATATGATGTGCTGGAAAGCATGGTAGAAAAACTTGATGACATGGAGACCAAGCTCAATGAGCAGATTGATAAGAACATTGGCCTGAACAAGAGACTTGCTGAGTCCTCTGCACAAGGTGTTCTTGATCAAGTTTCCTCAGGTCTTGCAGAGACCCAGAAGGAAAAGCTCGCTTCACTTGCTGAGAGTGTTGAGTTTGAAAGTGAAGAAGAATATCGTGAAAAGCTGGAAACTCTGAAGGAGTCATACTTCTCCAGAACAGCTCCTGCTGCAAAGACCCAATCTACTCAGACCCTTTCTGAGGGTGTAGATAGCACTACTGCTGCTACATCTTCTACAATGGATCAATATCTGAGAAGTCTGGGTGCTTTCAAGCAAAACTGAATTTAACATTAATTCAAACGTAAACATTCCCCCCTTAAGCAAATGTTCCAATCTGAGCATCTGCAGGAAAAGTGGGCACCTCTCCTGGACTATGAAGGTCTTGATGGAATCAAGGATTCACACAGAAGAGCTGTTACCGCTGTCCTGCTGGAAAACCAAGAAAAATTTTTAAGAGAAGAGGCTGCTTTCTCTCAGGGTATCAACCTGATGGAAACACCTACAATGGGTGGCAACGCTGCTGGTGAACCCTCTGGCAACCCTGCTACCAACGCTGGCTTTGGTGCTAATGCTGCCGCTGCTGGTCCTGTTGCTGGTTTTGACCCTGTTCTGATCTCCTTGATCAGACGTGCAATGCCTAACCTGGTTGCATATGATCTGGCTGGTGTTCAGCCTATGTCTGGTCCTACTGGACTGATCTTTGCAATGCGTTCCAGATACACTGATCAATCTGGTACAGAAGCATTCTACAATGAAGTTGATTCTGCCTTCTCTGGTCAGGATGATGGCTTCAACCTCACAGGCGGCATGGCTGATGTTGCTGCTGGTCTGGGTACTACTTCTCAGTCTGGTGACAACCCCTCAGTTCTGAACCCTGTTGGTTCTGCCTCCTCCACTGGCTACGATGTTGGTCAGGGAATGGCAACTGGTGATGCTGAGAACCTGGGCAATGGCACAGGCAATCAGTTCAATGAGATGGCCTTCTCTATTGAGAAAGTCACTGTTACTGCTAAGAGCAGAGCTCTGAAAGCAGAATACTCACTGGAACTGGCTCAGGATCTCAAGGCAATCCATGGTCTGAATGCAGAAGCTGAACTGGCTAACATTCTTTCCACTGAGATTCTTGCTGAGATCAACAGAGAAGTCATCAGAACTATCTACAAGTCTGCTGAGCAAGGTGCTGTCTCTAACGTAGCAACTGCTGGTCAGTTTGACCTGGATGTTGACTCCAATGGTAGATGGTCTGTTGAGAAGTTCAAGGGTCTTCTGTTCCAAATTGAGAGAGATGCTAATGCAATCGCTCAAAGAACAAGACGTGGAAAGGGCAACATTGTCATGTGCTCTGCTGATGTAGCATCTGCACTGACCATGGCTGGTATCCTGGATTATACTCCTGCCCTGAATGCAAACCTGAATGTTGATGACACTGGCAACACTTTTGCTGGCACCATCAATGGTAAGTTCAGAGTTTACATTGACCCCTATTCTGCTAACCTGGCTGCAAACAATACTTCTTCCAACTCTGGTAACCAGTATTATGTTGTAGGTTATAAGGGTTCTTCCCCTTATGATGCAGGTCTGTTCTACTGCCCATATGTACCCCTGCAGATGGTACGTGCAGTTGGAGAGAACACCTTCCAACCCAAGATTGGCTTTAAGACCAGATATGGTCTTGTTGCTA